GACAAAATCGTTTACCTTGTTGAATGTAGCCATCAGTCAGTCTCCTTGTTGCGATGGTCACGGATAGCATGACGCTGATCCACCTTGCTTACCTTATAGCCTGCGCCGATCTCATCAGCAATCTTGCGCAGTTCTTTCATGTCGTCAATAGCGTCAAGGTCGTCGCCAGTTTCAGGAGCGTCATAGTAGTCCAGAGACTCAAGCGGATTATCCTCAACGATAATTTCCGGCTCTTTCGGTGCATCAACTACCATAATCTTATCGTTGTGGGTAAGTTTACCCGCCTCGAACATCTGCATAACGCGCCGCTTGGATACGCCTGTAGTCCCCCACGGGAACCGCATTCCGGGTTCGTAGCGGTGTCCGTTGGCGATAAAGTATTTGCGCGCAAAGACGGGGAGTTCAGGGTCAAACTTGCGTTCGGGGATACGAGTCATACGATTTCTCCATAAGTGTTTGGGGTAGTATACAAAAGAAAAGGGCGGCAATCTAGCCGCCCTCTCCATATTCAGGTTATCGCGTCTCAGGCAACGATGCTGTCCCAGAAGTAGCCCAGATCTGCCGACACCAGCTTCATNTCGAAAGCCATCTGNGCCTCNACGCGGGTGCTTTCCAGTTCNTCNATGAAGAACCGCTTGGTTGCCACACCGAACGCATTGGTCTGGCCCATGAAGCCGCTCCACGAGAACTGGTAGCCAGCCGTGGGNGTCATCAGCGACGGTGCCGGTGCNGCGTAGCAGAGCAGTGCCTTCTTGCCACCGATGAACGAGTGCGAAGCGGTTGCGCCTTGAGCCGCAGTGTTCTCGATNGCGCGAGACACAACGATCTGGTCCAGGCCGAACAGGGCTGCGAGCGTCTGCTCGTTCACCATCGCCGGATTGGCAGTCGAAGAGGTCGCGTACTTCACACGATCCACGATGTCCGGGTGATCCACGAGAGCATCCATGACCGGCTGGGTCAGAACCAGTTTGTTCGGCATGAAGCCAGTGGACTCAAGGATGGTCGTCTTGGCGTTGCGAATGTCGCCAATCGGATCGCCCGAGGTCTGATCCGACCACTGGATGACTTCGTTAGCGCCAGCCGACGAGGCCACACCGTCGTAGTCATTGGTCCAGGTGCCCGCTGCGAGGAAGTTAGCCGCCCAGCTCTTCTCACGCTTGATGAGCATCTTGTGCATCACATACTCAGCCGCTGCGCGCTCCACGTCCACAGCCGGGTCTGCGTTGGCGCGGACCTGATCGGGAACATCGTGGTGGAAGGCGTAGACGTTGGCGAAGTACGTCGGCGTGTTGTCCAGTTCGTAGCCGCCGCCAGCAGACTCAGTACCGGGTGCCCGGACTGCGGCCTCATCGCGGTTGAAGTCGCCACGGTCGAACACGAAGTAGCGGTCCGACTGCTTGCTGACCGGAACGTTCGGGAACACCTTACCAGCGGCAAAGTGGTCAGCGTTCTGGAGGAACGCAACCGAGATGTTGGTCAGGGCCGCATCAACGTGAACGGCGCTGTTAGTGGGTTGTGCCATTGCTCAGGCTCCTTTTATGCTGCCGTGCCGCCGCGCGGCTGGAAAATGATGGAAATGACTTCACCGTCAGCGCCGTCCTGAAGAGCGGTGCCAAGGATGTAGTCGCCGGTCCCTGCGGTGATGCACTCGCCGGTGGCGTTGGATGCAACGAAGTCGCCAGCAGTGACATCACCACCTGCCTCAACGCGGGTCGCACCGCCGATGCAGACTTCAGCCGCACGGCCAGCCGCAGCAGGGTCGTTCAGCAGAACGCCAACGGAGGCTGCACCATCCGTCGAAACGCTCAGTTGACCGTCAGCGTCAACAGTCACGAAATGAAACTGGTTTGCCGACAGATCTGCGCCAGCCTCAAGGGTGACGCAAGTTTGGGACTCTTTGTAAGCCATTGGATACGTCCTCCTTACTTGGCTTCAGCGCGGGCTTCGTCCATCAGGGACTTGCCTTCGCCATTTTTGGTGACTTCCGCGTATGCGGTCTCGAACGGCACCTTGTGCGTTTCCGCATAGTCGGTTGCCATCTTGTTCAGACGGAACGTGGCAGACGCCTCGTCATTCATCGGGTTTACACCGATTTCTTCCATCTGCTTTTTCATGGCAGCGTCAGCCGCCTTGAGTGCCTTCAGCACGTCTTCATCTTCAGCCACAACCGCGAGCAGTTTGCCTTTGGCGAGGTCGCTGCCAGCAAGGTTAGGCAGTTCCGAAGCGCCACGCTTTGCGAGTGCGACTTCTTCCTGCTCGGCCTTGGCTTTGGCGAGTTCGGCTTCCTTGGCTTCCAGCGCCTTGAGAACAGTCGCCGGAATAGCCGACTTCTCGAAACGCTCACCTTCGATTTCGACGTATTCGGGATCGGCGCGCTTGGTCAGCTTGCCTTCTTCAACGTCGAACCCAGCCTCATCGGCTGCTTTTTGCAGAGCATCAAGCTCCGCTTCTGCGCCTTCGGCTCGCTTGGTCAGGTCTGCAACCTGGCCCTCCAGAGCCTCCAGCTTCTCAGCGAGTTCTTGAGGGTCCATGTCGTGACCTCCTTTCTTGGTTTCTCGCATACACATGGCTTTGGCTTCCTTCTCGGAATAACCTTTATCCATGTATTCCTTCATCTTGGCCTTCATGGCATCATCCATGTCGTCCATGTTGTCTCCACGTTTGAAAAGGGTGATAGCCGCATGTTGGTTCGCGCCACGATCAACGAGGCTGATTTCGTCCAGTTTGATGTTTTTGAGCATGTGCGGCGTCATGACGCAAATCCTATGTTATTCAAGACCCCATTATACATGTTAGGTCCACACACGACTAGTGTCTCCTCAGACTCTCGCTTGAACGCATCTATTTGTTTCTTTGACCTGTCGCTCATCCACCCTTTAACTTCGATATACTGATTTCTTTTTGGTAGATAAAAGTCAGGTGTGTATGTGCAATCGCTGAATGTAAACCTTTTACTTTCGTATTCCCAAGGCTCCCCTATAATATCGAAATACAAGGCTACATTCGCTTCCCATTTGCTTCTAAATTTATACTCTTTACCGTCAGAGGCTTCATATACAGTCCACTTACCGTGCGGAGGGGTAGTTCCCCACATTGGGTTCTTTTTTCCGGTAAGTTTACCTTTGTTCTTAGCACCTATCTTACCGCGCCATTCATCATACGGCAAACCAGACTGCCATTGCGCTTTGCATTTTACCGAACAAAAAGATTTATTTTTAACCTCTCGTGCTCTGATTACAGAAATCTCCCCGCCGCAAGTTTCACAAGGTTCTGAAGAAACATACGATCCGTCATCTTTTAGTACAGCACCGGCGTCCAACATGCTTTTTGCATGTTTTGCCTTCATTCTTTCTGATGTGACTTTAGCAAAACACTCATTCGAGCAAGTCTTTTTGCGCCTTTTCTCCATATAATTATGGGATTCTGCTGTAACGACGATATTACCGCAGCATACGCAGATTACATCAGTTCTGTTTTTCTTTTTGCTTTTCATTGCGGAACCTCAGGTATTTTTTCCCGAGAACCAGCTTTTCCGCCGATGGACAGCGCCTGAAACTCACCCTTACGAACCTTATCCCATGCGTCGTCGTCATATATCTTGAAGGCCACCAGCCACCCTTCCCGGTCGGAATAGATGTCAAATGCCTTCATCAGTTCTTCGGTGAGCGGCATGGAGTGGATGACTTCGCCAATCTGGTTGCCGGTGTGCATGGCTTTGGCCTTTCGCACGTCCAGCATGAAGTCATTTGCCATCTTCTCCATTTCCTCGGGAGTGATGACATCGCCCTGCGTATCAACGACGGGCTTTCCGTCTTCCGTGACGACAGATGCCCAGCCGTAGACAATGCGCTGCTCATCGTCCATTTTCAGGACTTGCGCTTGAACGACCGACTTCTCAACAGACACATGTTGCATAATGGCTGCAATTATCGCGGAAATCCCGCGCTCAAGCAACCCCTCCTTGACAGCTTGATCGTCGTCTTTCGAATCACTGTCAATACCAGCAATTTCACGGATACGTCCAAGGTATTCTTCGTGGCTCTCACCGGGCATGTAGACGGCTTGACCGTTGCGGTCATGGACGTGGATCTCGCCACCAAGCCCAAGGTCCATAGAGCGAACAGCCGCTTCTGCCGGTTCGGTGAAGCTGTCGTCGTCAATCTGGCGCTTTTCTAGGCGGTCCATGATGGAGTTGGCCCAGTTAACGCCGGAAGTCCCGCCCCAGCCGAGCCATGCGACATAGCCTCGGTCTTTCCACGGCGTGTCTTTGTATTTGGGATCTACTTCGGCGTTCTTGCGATGCCGAGCAAAGGCTGACATGCGAGCAACGGTATCGCGCGACAGGTTTTCGCCGGAGGCAAGTTGATTGGCGCGGGTCCAGCCGACTTGCGTCATGCCCTTCACTTCATCGCCATACTTTTCCTTCCAACGCAGAACGCGACGCGCATTGTTGCGAGCGGATGCAGGCGGCCTAAACGTATCCTCTTTGCGTGTCCGTTCCCAATCAGCGGACGGTACATGGACAGCGGATGCGGAGGGCTGTGATTTCTTGATCTTGTCGTGAATGTCTTTGTCGTGGTTGATCGACTTGGAACCACGGGCCGCTGAAAGGAAGCTGTTGACGCGCGCCATTGCCCATTGCTCAGGTGACTTCACATTGGGCCTGACACTGGAAGGGTTGGTGCGGTACGCACCTACGCCACGGTCATACACGTCACGCAGCATACCCATCGTGATCTTGCCGTGCTTGTCGGCGTATTTCTCATTCCACTCGTCCAGCTTATTGCGCAGTGCAGTGGACGATGACTTCTCCGTCCGCTCATACTTCCCAGTCGCGTTATCGCGCTCGAACCCTGCGCGGCGCAGAGCCGCCCAGGCAGACGCCATCGCAACGGCTTCTGAGCGCCCCGCGTCCAGTTGTGAGTTTACCGTGTTGCGGAAGATTTCCTGTCCGCGCTCAGACGGAATCAGTTGGCGCAGACGGGCCGGGAGACGGTCGTAGGGCATCGCTTACCTGCAAAAGAAAAGACGCTGTGGCGTTTATACCACAGCGTCTCGCAAGTTAGCAAATGGGGGTGGGAGTTAGGAGCCGATGTCCACAATTTCGCACGAGTCACCAGAGCAAGCGAATGTCTGACTACTCTTGGTGGTATCACCTGCCTCGTAGTCCTTGAGTTTCGCCCAGTCGATAGACGTTGGCATCTGCGCCAGCATCTCTTCGTAGGTTTCCTTGTCACAGTCCTGATACGGAGCCTGCTGGTAAACGTGGTCATCGAACGGCAAGAACGAAACGCCAGACATCTCGTCAAAGTGCGCGTAGACGAACGCGCCAACGTCAAACCACTCATCCTTCTTCACCGACACAGTGACAGATGGCTTGTGCTCGCACCAATGGTGCTGATACGTCAGCCACATCTCAAGTTGCTCAATCGCGGTCATGTCTGTGCGAAGAACAGCGCCTTCCGGTGCCTTCATCGGGAACGAGAACACAGTCGTCGTGTCGCCCTTGTAGACGCAAGGTTCATTAGGGATGCCTTGGTCCTTCATAAACTGCGTCAGCGGATCTTTGTTGTCACCACGGACTGTGCGGATGTAGTAATCGTTGTGCCGTGCGTGGATACCGCTTGCGCTATCGACAAGTTGGCTGACGGTGCCGGATGGCTTCACACAAGTGATTGATGCTGACTGAGGAATGCCAAGTTTCTCAGCCCACTCCTTGTTCGTCTCGACAGCAACCTGACGCATCCGTTCAAGCAAAGCGGGAAGGTCTCCTTTTTTGCCATTGGTCAGCGTGTTGTCCATAATACCTGTCATGCTGACTCCGAGCAGACGTTCTTCCTCGGTGTTGTCCTTCCAGACCTTCCGCAGATACGGGAAGTGCGTCAGCGTGGACTGAATGGTTCCGAGGATGGTTGCGATTTTGACCTTGCGAATAAGGTCTTCTTCGCTGTCGGTTGCCCGCACAACCAGTTCTGTCAAATTGCAGAACTGATAGGGGCGAAGTAGAATCTCCGAACAAGGATTCGTGCCAAAGTTGTATTCTGGGTTGCGTCGACCAAACTTCGCCGCTTGCTTCTTTGCGGCAACACGATTGAACACGCCACGCTCACCAGAACCGCTATCCGCCAGAGCGGACCATTCGCGCAGGAATGACTGAGCATCAGGCTTTTCGGTGTAGGCGACAGAGTTGTTTGCCAGAAAACGATGTGCTG